GTTGGTGGATCAGCGGTCAGGGGTACGATGTCTTTTGGTTCACCCTCATCTACTGGATCTACACCATCTAACGTTACATCCATTACGGCATCTGCGATTGTTTACACGATTACAGGTAGTGGTGGTACTGTTTATGGTTGTTTCATGGTGACGGGTACAGGTGCAGTTAACACACAAAGCTCTACTGCTGGAACACTATATTCAGAGAGTAATTTCAGCGTAGCTAAGACAACAACAGCGGGTGATACTGTATCGGTAACCTATTCGACTAGCGCAACTTCTTAAGGATCATGAATGGCATTCGTAGTTGCAGATCGAGTTCAGGAAACAGGAACCGTAGCCACAGGTACAGGCTCGGTTAACCTTGCGGGTGCAGTAAACGCATTCCAAACGTTTTCTAACGGAATCGGTAACGGCAACTCAACCTACTATACGATTGTTGATCCCACTGCTTATTTGTGGGAAGTTGGAATTGGAACTTACACCACATCTGGTAACACGCTCAGTAGAACCACAGTCCTATCTAATAGTTCTGGTAATACATCTTTAATTAGCTTTAGCACATCAGATACGCTAACTGTATTTTGTACATACCCATCTGAGAAAGCTGTATACGGCAGTGGAACTACATTAGTCGCCCCAAGCGGAACAATACTACCAACGGCTAATGGAGGTACAAACTTATCTTCATTTACATCAGGCGGGGCAGTTTATGCAACCTCAACCACTGCGCTGACTACGGGTACTTTACCTGCGGGATCGGGCGGTACAGGCGTAACCGCTTCAAGCGGAGCCAATTCAGTTGTATTAAGGGATTCTAATCAAAACGTATTTGCCAATAACTTTATACCAAATACGACCACTACAACGGCATCCGCTACACCGATCAACCTAACAGTTTCCTCTGCTCAATATCAGGTTGTTAACGGCACTGTTACATCCCAAACATTTAATCTGCCCGATGCTACGACTTTGACAGTTGGAGATACGTTTTACTTTAACAACAACATCACTTATTCATCTGTCCAAATTAATGCACATGATGGTACAACCTCTTTGTTGGCTCTACAAGCCGGAGGCGCTGCACATTTGATTTTGCTTACGAACAGCACGACAAATGGTACTTGGGATATACATTCTTATGTACCTTCTTCTGCTTCTTGGGGCACTGCAACTTTAAACTTTAATTCCTCTAGCAGTATTTCTGGTTCTGTTTCTTGGCAGGGTAATGCTGTTGGTGCTGCCTACGGTGGTACTGGGCTTACAACGCTAACGGCTAATAACGTGATTCTTGGCAACGGTACTTCAGCAGTTCAGTTTGTAGCGCCTGGAACATCTGGTAATATTTTGACATCTAACGGTACAACCTGGACTTCCGCAGCAAGCACGGCAGCCACAACAGATCAGGCGTACTTCTTATCTTTTATGATGGGCTAACATGACTACATACGCAAATACATCCTATGCCTACAAAAACGTAGGTACATCTGCGGCTAACGTAATTACAAGCGTATCGTCCGGTACAGTGGCTATTGCCAGTTTGATCGTGTCTAATACGTCTACTTCGCCCATCACCACATCGGTTTACATTACCCGGTCAGCAGTTAACTACTACCTGGTCTACCAGGCCACAATCCCAACTGGCGGTTCTCTTGAGGTGATACAGGGCAGTAGGGTAGTGATGATTGCAAGTGATGCTTTGTACGTCCAGAACAGCTTGGCAAGTTCTGGTGATGTGTGGATTTCAGCTTTAACGGCAGTCTAATATGTATTTAGGCAATACTCCCAATAACCAAGCCTACGCCCCGCAGGTTGCGTACTTCAGCGGAAACGCCAGTACGACTATTTTTACCTTGCCAACGCCTGTGGCTACGACAGCTCAGTTGCTTGTATTTGTGGCTAACGTGCCCCAGAATCCTGGGTCAGCTTTTACGGTATCGGGTAGTACGCTTACATTTAGTTCTGCTCCCCCAGTTGGGACAAACAATATCTGGGTTGAGTACACAAGTTTAATTACGCAGACTATTTCTCCTGTTGCTGGATCGGTAAGCCAGGCATCTTTGGGTGTAATTAACTATTACCAAAACCCACAAACTTTGAGTCAGAGCATTACAATACCGTCTGGTCAGAGTGCGATGATGACGGGGCCAGTTAGTCTTGCAAGTGGGTACACAATCACTCTTGGCTCTGGGGCCAGGCTTGTTGTTTTATAAGGGTAAACGATGGCATACGGAACGTTTGCAGTAGACACCATTCAGTCGAGTACGACAGGAACACCCACGCAGTTTAATGATGGCTCGGGTAACCAAGTCGGTACTATTTGTCGTGCTTGGGTTCAATTTAGTGGTACTTCAACACCAACAAAAAATGGTTCTTTTAATGTATCAAGTGTTACCTATGTATCAACAGGAAAGTGGACAATTACTTTTACTAATGCTATGACAGATGCTAACTATGCTGTTTGTCTAGGGCCGGGTCAAAATAGTACTGATAACAATACAACAACTAACGCTCAATCCTTGACTACCACTAGTTTTGCTATTTATCACCTTGAAGCAAACAGCTTTGCCAATTTTGTTGGCCCTGTTTCAGCCGCAGTATTCCGATAAGGCACAAAGATGACCACCACAATAAACGCATCAACAGGAAATAACCTCCAAGTCACAGCGGATGGGTCAGGTGTGCTTAATATTCAAAGCAATGGTGTAAACACTAATGCACAAGCATGGGCTAACTTTGCAGGAACAACAACACCAACTATTAGAGCATCATATAACGTAAGTTCAATTACTTATTCATCTACTGGATTTTGGGTTGTTAATTTAACAAATGCTTTAACAGATACAAATGCGGTATGTATAGGAACATCTGCTTATACAAGTTTAAGCTCTGGAAATGAGGGCGATGTTGCAAATACAAATATGATAACAACATCAACTGTAAATTTTTCAAATGCAGTAATTTCATCAACAACTGGTGGAAACGCTAGAAATCCCGCAGTTTGCCAAGTAGTAGTTTTTAGATAAGGAGAAAATCATGTCACAAGTAATCATCTTCACAAACACAAGCGGTAACGTATCAGTATGCGTACCCACAGGCGAGTTAGACATTCAAACTGTCCTAACTAAAGATTGTCCAGCCGGGGCCATCATTGTGGATTCAAGCACATTACCCCAGGGTACTGATGCGGCGTTCTTCGATTCATGGAAACTAAGCGGAACAACAGTCTCTGTGGATATGCCAACTGCTATTGCCCACCAAACCAAAACGCTAAACAACCTAGCTTACGCAGAGGCACAACACCGTTCTGCCAAAGCCGGGATTGGATTGACTAATGTAATGTCAGATGCAGATTGGGCAACGGCTCTATCTACTGCTCGTGCGGCGGTAACGGCATCTACAACCACAGCCCAATTGGTAGCGGCAATCGAGCCAATCCAAGCGGCAATAACAGCTAACGCTCTGTAATCATGGGACTTGTACTAAGCGGCGCAGGAAGCGGGAGTATCCAAAGCGGTACTTCTGGCGTAGCCGTGCAGATGCAAGACAGTGCATCTAATAGTAATACTTGTCAGGCATGGGTAACTTATAAAAGCACATCGACTCAATCAATTCGTGCAAGTTTCAATGTCAGTTCTGTTACTTATGTTGCAACTGGAACTTACACAATTAACTTTACAAATGCTTTGCCTGATACTAATTATTCAACAGTTGGAATGGGTGGAAGTTCTAGCACAGTTGGATATTCAGTTTTATCAAATTACAGTAGTAACTTAGCTCCAACAACAACTGCTTTCCAAGTTCGTGAATATTCGCCTGGACTTCCTGGAAACGTAGATACTGATTATGTTTCTATTGCAGTATTCAGATAAGGATAAACCATGCCATTAAGTGTAATAGACAATACAGGAGTAGGAGGGGTAATAAACTCCGGCACTTCTCAGGCATCTACATCCGGAACTTCAGTTACATTTACTGGTATACCTAGTTGGGTAAAGCGAGTTACTGTGATGTTTGGTGGTGTTAGTGTTAGTGGAACAAGCTCTTTGCGAATACAAATTGGTTCTGGTTCAGTTACATCCTCTGGATATACGGGCGGTACTGCCACTATTGCTTCTGCATCTGCATCATCAACAACAACAGGTTCTGCTGGGTTTGATTTAAATAGCCAAAGTGCAGTGCAAACTTTAACAGCCGTTGGTTCTGTTGTATTGTTAAATATTTCTGGAAACCAATGGATTGCAAGCGGGTGGATTTCTTATGACACTGCCGGACAAACTGAATCAATTAATGGAAGAGTAACTCTTTCAGGTGCTCTTGATCGAGTTGTTGTTACGACAGTAAACGGTACAGACACTTTTGATGCAGGTTCAATAAACATCTTATACGAGTAACCCATGTACATCGGCAATCAACCATACCAAGTAGCTTTTGTAACTGACTCGTTCAGCGGGAATGGATCGACTACGGCTTTTACAATGTCTGTTGCCCCTGCGAATACTGCATCAGTCTTGGTGGTTGTATCCGGTGTCGTTCAAGATCCAAGTACATATTCAGTATCAGGCACAACGCTTACATTCTCAGGCGCACCGCCAACAGGTACAGGAAACATATCCGCCAGGTATCTAGGTATCCCTGCATCTGGAGTCACAACCACTGCTTACAGAACAGTAACGAACTTTACTGCGACATCAGGCCAGACCACATTCTCACCACCAAGTTACACAGCAGGATTTATTAACGTATACCGAAATGGTGTATACCTGCCGACCACAGACTACACAGCAACCAACGGAACCACAGTAGTTCTAAACAATGGCGCTACAACAGGCGATACGGTAACCATAGAGAGCTTCCTGGTCAGCTCGGTTCTTAACGCCATACCTGCTACTGCCGGGGCAGTGAACTCGTCTTATATCGCAACAGGGGCAGTGGGGACAACACAATTAGCAAGCAGCCCAACAATTACAACGCCAACAATTGCTCAGATTAATTCTACTGCTAGTTTAACCCCGACTACTTTTTATGATAATGCTGGTGTACAGGTTGGTACGCTTTGCAGGGCATGGGTTTCTTATAATGCCACAACTCCTGCAATTTTGGCTTCATTTAATGTTAGTTCTGTTGTATTAAATTCAGCGGGGAAACAAACAATTAATTTTACAAATGCTTTTGTTGATGCAAATTATTGCGTTGCAGGATCGCAAGCTACAAATGCAGGATCAGGACAAACTGGTATTGGAGTTGGTAATACTGGAGGTGGAGGAACAAATCCAACTACAACTGCTTGTCAAATACTTACACCCAATGTAGGTGGTAGTTATACAAACACTATTGTATACGCTGCATTCTTCAGATAAGGATAAACCATGACCAACGCAGTTAATCTATCAGCAATAGGCGCTAATGCAACGGCAGGGGGGACTGTATCTATTACTTCTGGTACTGCGGTAGCTAGTACTTCTGGAACAAATATTGACTATACGGGCATTCCTTCTTGGGTTAAGCGTATTACTGTGATGTTCAGTGGGGTAAGTCTTAGTGGGTCAAGCCAGTTTTTAATTCAACTTGGAACTTCAGGTGGTGTAACAACCACTGGATATTCTGGTTTTGCAATTAGATATTCCTCTAGTTCACTAGCTGCTGGAAACTTTACTACGGGTGCTGGTTTTGCAAATGTAACCGCAACAACTTATAGCGGTTCTATTGTGTTTACAAACATATCAGGAAATACATGGACTTGGGCAGGTCAATTAGGAACTCCAAATTCTAGTGAATTGGGTGGAGCAACAAGTGGTGGTATTAATTTAGGTGCAGTTTTAACCAGAGTTCGCATTACTACAGCAAACGGAACAGACACCTATACCGCTGGTTCAGTCAACATTCTTTACGAGTAAGGAATAACTATGTCACTAACAAAAGTACAAGCACAGATGGTAGGCGGGGGATCGGGTCAAGCCTTTGCTCCTTCAACGCCTATATATGAAAACACTCAGACAATCACAGCTAGTTATACAATTACAACAAACTCAAGTGCAATGTCTACAGGCCCTATCACAATCCCAACGGGGGTGGTAGTTACGATACCAAGCGGATCTAAGTGGGTAATATTATGACGTATGGACAACTTAACTTAGACACAATACAGTCTAGTACAACTGGCACACCAACCCAGTTTAATGATGGATCGGGTACTCAGATTGGTACTCTTTGTAGGGCTTGGGTTAAATGGAATTATTCAACTGGTTCAATTGTTGTTAATAGTTCTTTTAATGTTACTTCTATAACATTAGTTTCAACGGGACTTTGGTTAATCACATTTACAAACGCATTAGTAGATGCAAATTACGCAATTGTTGGTAATTGTTCAAACAATTCACTTTCTACAAATTATGGTGCTTGTCTTACTCAAGATGTAACTTATACAAATACTACAACTGCTTGTAGAGTTGCTACTTTAAATGGTGGAACAACTACTTTAATTAACACTTACATTAATAGCGTTGCTATTTTTAGATAAGGCCCAAAAATGACAACCACACTAAACGCAGTTACATCCACAGGCCTTGTCCAAACATCAGATGGATCAGGTGTAATTAAAGTGCAATCCAATGGGGTTACGACTAATGCTTTGGCTTGGGTAAACTTTACGGGTTCAAGTGCAACAATTAATGCTAATTACAATGTAAGTTCAGTTACTAGAAACAGTATAGGAAATTACACTATAAATTTTACAAACGCTATGACAAATGCAAATTATGCTTGGGCAATTTCATACGCTCTTCCATCTCCAAGCGCAAACAATAACGCATCATCAGCAATAGCAAATAATGGAAATACAACAAGTTCATTAAATATTTTAATGCAAAGACAAACAGCTTCATCTGGAACAACATTTGATACTGATTATGTTGTTACTTGTTCTATCTTTGGAAACTAAGGAAAAAATCATGTCAAAAGTAATCATTTACACAAACACAAGCGGTAACGTATCAGTATGCGTACCCACAGGCGAACTACCTATTGAGACAGTTCTTGCAAAAGACTGCCCAAGTGGTTCAATTATTGTAGAAGACTCAACCCTACCCCAAGGTGATGATGCTCTATTCTTTGATGCTTGGAAGTTAAATGGATCTACAGTATCTGTGGATATGCCAACTGCTATTGCTCATCAAACCACAAAGCTCAACCAAATGGCTTATTCTGAGGCACAACACAGAAGTGCAAAAGCTGGGATTGGATTGACTAATGTAATGTCAGATGCAGATTGGACAACAGCTTTGACAACTGCAAGATCTGCAATCACAGCATCCACAACAACTGCTGAGTTAGTAAGTGCTATTGCACCTATTCAGTCAGCAATAACGGCTAATGCCCTATAAATTATGACAATGGTACTTGATGGGACACTTGGTTCATGTGGCCCTTATGATTATCAAACTCCATCAACAGGGTTTAGTTATACTTTGGTTTCTCCAGTAACTATACTTAATCCATCTGGTACATTGGCAACTGGAACTATAACAATGCCTGCTTCACCTACAGATGGTATGCAAGTTAGGATTTCTTCAACACAAATTATTACTGCTTTGACTATGAGTGCTAATACTGGTCAAACATTATTAAATGCTCCATCTGCTTTAACGGCAGCGGGGTTTGCTTTATTTTTGTATAAATCATCAAACACTACTTGGTACAGGATTGGATAATCATGGACTACAAATGGAAAATATCAGAATTAAGCGGTGAAAATGAAATTATCACCCATGCAAAATACCATTTAACCCTGTCTAATGGAGAAATTACAGTTGAGACTGAGGGAAACTGGCATTTTAAAGATCCACAAAACAAGGTTCCATTTGCCCAAGTGACTGAGGAAATGGTAGCTGAGTGGATTGAAAATGAGGCTATGAAAGATGGTGTTTGTGTAATAAAATCTAGGTTAGAGGAACAATTGGCGCTTTTGGAAAAGTCGAAATCTATTGTCCCCCCTTGGAAACCACAAGTT